TTCTGATGTAAACGGGCTTTGTACTTGCGAAGACGTATCGCCAGTGCTTGGATTTTTCTTTCCCGATAAGCGAGCTCGTTCAGCTTGTCTGGCTAATGTTGGATTACCCCAAGCTGCACCTGTTTCTGGGTTTTCCTGGCCGCCCGCTCTAACCCATGCATTATTTTTTGACTCTGCTAAGTCTGGCCATTGCTGTGTTTTCTTAGGAGGTTCTTTTGTGCCTTGGGCAGCATTCATAATATGATAAGCGTCTGTTGTACCCATTGGATCAGACCATTCATTATTATACGATACTTCATCCTTTGCATCTGACTTAGGAGGCTTTGTAGCTGGCGGATTTGGAAGTGCGTTAACTACTGGCTTGCTAGGAGGCTTAGGCAATGCTTTAATGCCAGCGCCGCCATCACTTGGTGTAGCTTCAGCAAAGTCCGCAGTTTCTAAATCCTCGTAACGCAGTGTGAGAGTCCAAAGGATAGGATCACTTGTTGTGTAATCTAATGTGTCGTGCTGTGCATCGACTATGAAAGCATTTCGTAGCGTATAAACTTTATCTTCGCCTTCTCCGCTAAGGTTCTTTAATTTAATAACAACTGTCAACGGCATTATGCCCGGCTTCTTACTTGCATCAGTTGAATCAAATTGACCTTTGACATATTCCCAGACCAATGATTCAGCTGTGCTGTTGGTCTGATCATAAAACGTCATTGTAATAGGTTCGTAGTTCATTTTTGTCTGAACTATGGTTTTATGATTGTATGCGTTAACAACTTGCGTATCAATTGAGAAGCGCGGCAGTTCGCAACTTTTTGCAACTAACGGGCCTGTTGAGTTTAAGCCTTTAGCTTCTCCTTCGCCTACTTGTAGTTCAACCTCCCAAGCAAACTTCAAGAATGGAAAGCCGTTAGATAACGAGTCAGAGTTAATCTGCTTATCGTTTAGTATTAGTTTCGTTGCTAAATTTGTAAATGCCATGTGTATAATAGAAAAGGGCTATTGCTAGCCCTTTTCTCCTTGTAAGGGCAAACATTGCTGTTTACACTTACTTATCACTTTGCGTTAAAGTGTACTATTACTCAGGTGCAACACCTGCTGATGTCTGCTCAACGCCGTTATCGCCGCCGCCGCCTTCTAGGGCTGCTGTGCCGCCTACTACGTGGTTTGCGTTATCAAACTTGATTGCAATAGTAATCTGTAATGGATCACTTGTTGAATAGTTGTTTTCGCCGTAGTTAACGTTTTGGATATAGCAACCAGCTAACTGCCATGAGTCTAAAACTTCAGCTGGCTGTGAACCATCTAAGTTTTCAATTGCCATACCAAACTTGTAGCCTGCACCAGCTTTTACGCTAGATTGGTTTGCATGGTCTACTTGCTTTTGTACTTGAGCAGCGATAGTTTTTGCTACGTTACCAGTAACGTCATCACGTACTGTTAATGTGATAGCATCCCATGTATGCTTACCAGCTAAGTTGATACGTGAGTTGTAAACATCAACAACTACATCGTCGTGTGTTAAACTTGGACGGCTAACGCTAACAACTTGGCTTGTTAGCTCTAGGTTTTCGCCGTTGCCAAATTCGTTTAACATGACACGGAAACGATAAGACAACTTAGGCTGTACTAGTACGCCGCTTGTGCCTCCGTCTACGTTAAATTTGTCTAAATTGACTGCCATTTTATGTGTCTCCTGTCAGTGTTTATTTAGTGCCATTGGCGATCGCGCCAGTGTTAACAACACGAACTGGGATATAGATAAATTCAGCTGCCTTAACTGGCTCAATTGCCACGTCAATGTACAACTCGTTTCTATCGATTCGAGCAGGAGTGTTGTTTGTTTCGTCACAAACTACTAAGAAGTCATAAACAGCACGTTTAGAGAACATGTCAGCTAGGAATGCGTTAAACACACCTAATGCACGTTCACGTGTACGCTTGTCGTTTGGTTCAAAGATGAACGGACGAGCAATAACATCAAAACGTTCACGTAGATAAGCTAGTAAGCGGCCTACGTTTACGCGGTCTAATGCAGAGCTTGCTGGGTATAGAGTCTTTTGACCCCAAATGTATAAGCCTTGGCCTGGGAAGTTAACTAATGGGTTAACGCTCTTTTCGTATAGTGCATCACGAGCACCTTGGTTTAGAGCAACTGGAACGAATTCGTTTTCAGCGTTAACAACGCCTAGGTTGCTAATGCCACTTAACGCACCGCGTGTTAAACCAGCTGGAGCAAACCATGGATAAGCAACTTGGTCGTTATAAGCAAAGCCACGTAGAACTGATAAACTTGCTGGAACTGCAACGTCATTACCACTTAGGTCTGTTGATAAACCGCTTGGGTAGTAAACTGCTGCACCGCCTGAGCGTGTTACTAAACCGTCGATACCGTTAGTACCTGCGTTTGTACCTAGTGCCCAGTTAACAACATCAGTTGTCTTGTTGCTTAACTTCATTGGTGAGTCACCAATAACGAACGCTGTTTCTTTGCGGTCTAAGTTTAATGTAATCATCTCATCAATACACTCAGTGTAGCCTGGTGTTGTGATTAAGTTGAATGTTAGTGTTTCTGCACGTAGTTCGTCGTCCATTAAAGCAGCTTGTAGACGCTTAACAACTACACGGCGTTGGGCTTTATCAAACATATATGGAGCACCGGCTTTAGGGCCGCTGTCGATATTGCCTGATTCGCTTTGCCAGAAACCTGCTGTTGCGTTCCATGCTTTAACGTTGCCAGAACTTACTGCGCTGTTCCATAGTAACATGCCATCTGGATAGTATGCTGGGTTTGGAGCTTGATCATCCATTGCTAGCGCACCGTTGGCTTCACCGCGTGTATCGCCTGCTACGTCTGTTAAGTCAGCAAACAATACGCCATCTGGAGTAGTTTGGTCTGCATTGTCTTTAGCAACCCACTCGCTACCGTTGAATACTTTTAGTGATGGGTAGTTGGCCATATCGCTTGTATCAACCCATACATCGCCGTAACTTGGTTCTAGTGGAGCTTCAGTGTTAACATCAATCTGCGTTGCTGGTACCCAAGCTGGTGTACCTTCGATTGTTGTTTTAACATAAACGTCAACTTCGCTACCTGCATCGTACCATAATGTACCATCTGCAATAGGGCCTGTTGGGGCATTTGCGCTTGCGCTTGGATTGATGCTTGCCCATGCGCTACCGTTGTAACGCTTGATTTCAAACTTAGCTTCGTTGCCATCTGGGAATTGAACATATAAGCTGTTTAGAGCTAGCTTGCTACCAAACGCTGCTGTTGCTTGATCGTTGTCGCCATAGCTTACTAATTGGTCAATGTTACCTGGGCCAATTGATTGTACTGTCCAAGAATCAGTTGTAGCATTGTACTTCTTGATGCTTAGTGATAGACCGCTGTTTGGAGTTGTTGTTTTAATCCAAACGTGATTCATGTTAGGTGCTGGAACTTGATAGTGTGCGCTAATTGTAATAGGTACACTTAAATTACCTGCTGTTACTGCTACCCATTCGCCAGCAACTTTCTTGTAGAAAGTTTTAACTTGGCTAGATGCATCTAGTGCATAAGCGCCGTCTGCGCCTTCGCCAGCACCCGGTACACCAGCAGTTACCATAACTGGTTGTGCAACCCAAGTTGCGCCATTGGCTTCAAATAAACCAAATGAACTTGCATCTGTGTCTAGCCAGTATTGTCCGTTAGTTGCAGGACCTGTAGGAGCAGCGGCCTGTGGCTCTAGCTGTTCCATGTTTAAGTCTGCACGAACTAGAACTGCACGGTTAGCAATACCTAGGTAAGAATAAGCTGTTAGTAAGCCGTATTCGTTTAATTCGTGACCGTGTACAGGTGTACCGTCAACGATAGTGAACTTTGGTTCACCAAATAATTGTACCAACTCGCGTTGGCTTGTAATGATTAGTGGTTTCTTGGCAAAAGGAGCAGTAGTGTATTGTGCAACTGAGCCGTCTGGGGCTGTTTTATTAGAACGTGTTGCTAAAACAATAACTGGGACTGTCCCTGCGCCAGCAGATGCGTATGCGCTTTCATCAATGATGCTAACGCTTACACCTGGTGAACTTAATTGAGCCATTTTAAATATCTCCGTTTCATAAGGGATCATACCCTATACAGAGATATTTAGCGGAAAGCTCTAATTCTGGTCCTATTTACCGGTAAATGTGTTTTTTACGATTTACCGGACAATCTGTTGCAGACTGTTGTATAACGCATCAATGGTGCTATTGTTATCAACAATAGCGTCAAAGTTAGTACCAACCCACGCGGTTTCGCTAGCATGGATTCCTAACTGGTTTAATTTAGCACGGGCTACTGCGTCTCCGTGATTTGCGTTTGCAGCCATAATATGCCAGCTTGGTAACTCGCCTCGCTGTACCCAAATTACCTTACCGCCTGCATTTTTAATTGCTTTAATTTCGTTCGGGAAACGGCAATCACTGATAACAATGCTGTCTTTACTGTTGCGTAGGCGTGCTTCTAAGCTGGCAATCCAAATATCGTCATGGAAACTTTTACGGCAAACTTCTGTACCCCAAAGCTGAAGTACCAGGCGCGGAGTTAAGTTTGGCATATTTAACCGTTCTGCCCACCACGGGTCTACTTGTTCGCGCCACTCCCTAGCTTCTTTGGTACGTCCTTCTAGTAGTTCTCTATCCCAATTGAATACTGCGGCAACTGCGTCTTTAAGTGTAGCGGCAAATGAATCACGGCGGAATTCGTGAAAGTTTACTAGATAGTCTGCGGCAGTGTCTTTGCCCGAACCAATGAAGCCACAGATACCGATAATTTGTTTAGTCATACATTATTTTAGCATGACTAAGCTACAATGTCAAGGCCTTCCGTCAGGTTCAAAAATCTGTATATCTCTAATCTTCATCGAAGACTTGTAGCTAAGAAAACCTGCAATGTTTAACTTTTAGAAATTATCAATTTAACCGTTCCAAATTATATACAGTAGATCCAGAATGGTGGTCTATATCAACGCGATACCCCCAGCGGTTAGCATAACGCTTAACTAATGCAGTGTATAAGTTTGTACGGCTCATGGAATTTTGTCCTTGTTCAACTTCTTTACTAGCACTAAAGCGAATACGCTCGGGATTATTATCGTTGATAAACTGTTGTATAGCACTTAGCACAGTAGCAAATATACGCTGTTGATCGCCGGCGCCAGTTACTTCTTGATTGTGGCCACGCCAAAACTCTACGGTCCATTCTTCATCACCGTAAGCACCATAATCCAAGCTGAACATAATGCTTAGAATACTTCCGTCTGGCAGTTTAACTAGTGCATCATGCGATTCATCACCATGTTCCCAAGTTAATGGATACGGTGCATCAAATGCTTCGTTGATTAATTCGTTTATTTTCATTGGCCAGTCCAAACGGCAAACAAGCCAGTGTCGGAATTATAGTTGCCGTATACTTTGCTTAGGTTTGTATCAACATAGGCCTGTAGTTCTTTTTTAGTAGTGTTAGGTTGTACATCAAATGCAAAATAGTGGTAGCCTTCGCGACCTTTACCAATATATTGACCGCCTAGCTTGCCCATAATTGTATCTATTCTATTTTCAGCGGCCTTGTTTTTGCTGGCAATATACCTTTTATCACTGGCTCCACTTACATCAGATGGATCTTCAGTCTCTAAGTCCCAATTGTCGACCTTGAAATAGCCCTTCATTTCAACTCCGGGAATTTGACTTAAACTCATCCAGTTTCTACGTCCGCCGGGTGTTTGACTAGATCCGGCTAGTAGAGGACGCTTCATAATAGTTAAGACAATGCCATATAACGCCTTGGCTAAACCAACGCCACGATAGTCCTCGTCTACTGTAATTGTTCCAACTTGGACTGCGCCTTCAAGTGGAAAATAACGACCAACATTGTGCAATGTAAGTTGCCCTACTAGTTTGCCCGGTGAAGAATTAAACTGTGCTTTGAGCCTTGCATTTCGTTTCTTTAACCATTCCACTCTACTAGCCCATTCTCGTTTGGTATAATACCGCGGTTTTGTTGCAGGTATAGGTTCTTCTTTGAATTCGCCTTTGTTTGCAGTGTCCCATAATCTTATAATAAAATCTCCACCGCCATCGTTGGTGATAGAGTACAATAGTCCGCTGCCTCCTGGTAGTTTACGAACAGTTTTTTCTCTGCCGTAGCTGTCTAAATATGACTTACCACCTTCAAAACCGCTTGGGCTTAATCGTTCAATTTCACTAATCTTCATATTTTATCCAAAGATAAAGCCTAGTGGTGTGCCACCGTCGGCAAATGTTTTTAAGTCTTCTTCTAACTTTTCTATTTCCGCTTGCGCCTGGGCGATTAAGTCGCTACCATTTAGCTGTACGCCACCTTGCGGGCCTGCTAACTGAGCAAACTTGCTACGAGCTTGTCCTAGCATCATTTTTGCCTGAGCTGTTGCATAGTCTCTAATCCAAGGACCTGAACTAGTATCTGCTAATAATACTTCATCGGGGCGATAGTTATATGTGTGTAGAAGTACTGATTCGGCGCCCTTAATGCGGCGGTGCAAGTTTAATGTCTTACTTGTGGAGCTCCATGTAAATGTAACGTTGGCACCAAACATCATGCCAATTAGTTCGCGCTGACCCATGTAAAGCTCAAATGATGCTAACCCTTGGCCACGGGCCGCATTTAGCATATATGTGTTTAGGTACGCGGCTTCAAACGGTTCAAATGTTGTACCAGTGGTACCGATGCCGCCTGCGCTGGAACGATAGATAACTTTAACTTCAATGACTTCTTCGGGCAATGTATATGTACTTTCGCCCTCAGTAAGGTTTAAAATCATGAAGCTTTCTTCAACTGCTCTGCTTGAGCGTTGGCGGTATTTGCCAATTGCTTTGTCGATGGCTAAGTCGTAGTGCTCTTTGTCGAGCTCGACATCTACTAAGCCGCCGCCTAACATTAGCTCAATGTTTTTTGCGGCCTTAGTGCGTTGTGTTGTTTTGTTATCTTGCATGTGCAGTCTCCAGTGTTATTTACCGAAGACTGCACCTTAAACTTACTTAATTGCGCGGAGCAATACTGTATCCGGGCTAATTCGTCCCTTCATCTTAAGTTCAACACCTTTAATAGTGTCCATAAACTTACGAAGTTGGGGCTTTCCACACTTGGACCATTCTGCAAGTTTTTCTGCTGGCTTGCGAAGTGTTTTCATTGTACTACGCAACTCGTCATATCCAGTAATTGCGCTACCTTTAACACCCAAACTGCCTACTGTCATCTCTCCGTGCGTTGGCACTACAAAGCGGCCAATTTTACGTGTCTTTGTGTTGTATACCCAAAGCTCGCTTGCACCCAAAATTTCAGTTGGGTTGATACTCTTAAGCCCAAGTTCAGCAAAGTCCTTAAGGAATTTAAGTCCTTTAACTTGACGCTCTGGTGGCACCGGCTTGCGCTTAGGCTTAGCACGAGCGGCCATTTTGCCTGCCTTGTAAGCCATTGTGTCGTTGATTAGCTTTTCATAAAACTTAATCAAGTTCTTTGCACCACGCTTGCCCAGAAAACTGTACGCTTCAAGCAACTGTGCATCTTTACCTTCCAAAAACTCGTTAAGCTCATTGATGCGAGGCTGAAGCATATCTACAACTTTGTTAACATGCTGTGCGGCAACGTTAGATGCTGTTAGGATAGAAGCCGCAGAGCTTTCTTTACCTGTTAGCATGTAGTCGTCAATGATACCTTCAATTTCGCCCATGGCTTCAGATGCCTTTTCTGCTAGGCGGTCTTGAATTGTTTCTTTCTTTACAACCGGCTTGTCTTCGGCTTCGTCTACTTCATCGTCGACGTCATTAGCACCTTCAGCGATTGCTTTGTCAATTGCATTACGCAACCAGGTTGCAGTATCCTTGCCGCTGTTAAAGCCAGCATGGATTTCTGGCATGCCTCGAACCAAACATGCGGCAATGCCACAAAGAGTACTTGGGACACGACGGTCCTTAAGTTTGCGGAATTCTGTAATTGTGTCTTTAGAGTAGCCGTTTTGTTCCATCCACTCTGCTACCTTAGGACGAAGTTCCTTAACAGAGCTTTCCAAACGGTAGTACTCCATGGCATTGCGAAAGTGACGGGTGAATTGCTCACCGGGCCATTCTTGGGCACCGTCCCATGTTGGACTTGAGTCGCGAGCAGCTCGTGTGCGATGTGCTGTTACTTGTTTTTTAGTAACTCGTGTTGCCTTTACTTTTTTAGCAGGGGCTTTTTTGGTTGCTGTTGCCATGAATTTTGCTCCGTTTTTGTGGAATCAGCATGTATTATAACGCTTCTGGGAGATCCTGTCAACCGGTAAATAATACATTAGATTGGACCAGTATTTACATGCCTAAACTTACACTTTGGAAAAACGCTAAAACCAAAGATTACCACTTTCAGGACCGCATGATCCGCGAAGCAGTTTCTGCTGGCGGCACAAGCATATTGGTCCACAAATATCTTGGGCCTGCTGCCGTAGAAGATGGCAGTGATCCTGCTAAGCCAAACTTAGCAGAAAAGGGCGAGATTAACGAAATGGATATCCAGGATATCCTATTCATGGAAAACCGTGACCGTGTTTATGATACTACGGTTTACGAGCTTACCGGAACATATAACGTAACAGATCAGGACTTTGATTTAAGTCAGTTTGGTTTGTTCCTAAATGCTGATACGCTGTTTATTACATTTCACACAAACGAAATAGTTGAGCGTTTAGGTCGCAAATTAATGGCAGGTGATGTAATTGAATTACCGCACTTAAACGACGACTTACTGTTGGATGCTAACGCAAAAAGCATTAACAAGTTTTATGCTGTCCAAGATGCAAGTCGTTCAGCTGAAGGTTTTGGCCCAACATGGTGGCCACACTTATGGCGAATCAAAGCGGCCCCTATTAATGACGCACAAGAATATCGTAGCCTACTAGGCAACCCAGAAGATGAAGATAGCTTGAAGAACGCATTGAGTACGTACAACAAAGAAATGGAAATTTCTAAAGCTATTGTTGCCAGTGCAGAAACTATCACCCCGGCAGCTGGCTACAAGAATACAGAATTTACAGATGCTACTTATGCGCCTGTAATTGATGGGTTCGACGGTAGCGGTGTTTCTTATACTGAAGTTAAGACTCAAGAAGTAGCAGCCGCAAAAGGTGAAACTACAAATATTGCAACAGGGCTATCATTTCCTATTGCACCAGGACAAGGCGACTTGTTTATTAGAACTGACTTCCAACCACAACGACTATTTGTTTATCGCGGTAATAGATGGTACAGAGTCGCTGACAATTCAGCAGACGGAAGCTGGGCAACTACAACTGTTAACGCAGGCGATTTTATCAATAACACTGCAACAACTACAACTACCGATGGTACAACAGTACCGCAACGTCAAGCACTGAGTGGTGTGTTTGTTAAACCTAAGGCAGACAATTAATGGCACAACAATACTTTTACGATCAACAGATTCGTCGCTGGCTACTACAGTTTATGCGACTGTTTGGCGGATTTTCTGTTAAGATGGGCAAGGATGAAAATGGTGCAGACTACTTCCATCAAGTGCCTGTTCGCTATGGCGATACTACTCGTATGAGCCAACACATTCTACGTAAGAACAGTGAAAACACTTTACTAAGCGTTCCTGCTATTAGTTGTTACATTGCAGAACTTGTACCTAATGCGGAAAGACGCATGACTCCAAGTTTTGAAGATAGCGTTCAAATTTACGAAAAGGCGTATGATCCTGTAGGTCAAACATTTACTGATAAAGTAGGCGAAACATATACACTAGAGCGACACGCTCCTATCCCGTTTGACTTAACAATCAACGTTGACGTATGGACCAGCAATACAGAACAAAAGCTACAATTGCTTGAACAGATCCTATTGCTATTCAATCCATCTGTAAACTTACAAAGCAGTCAAAACCCATATGACTGGACAAGTTTAGCGGTCGTCGAGCTTATTAACATTACATGGACTGCACGTAGCATTCCACAAGGTACAGACGAAATGATTGACGTTGCAAGTTTAATCTTCCAACTGCCAATCTTCTTAACACCGCCTGCTAAGGTTAAACGTCAAGTTCTAATCCACAGTATCTTGAACAACATTAACGGCGATTACAGTTTTATTGACGACATTAGTATTAACGTCAACCGCGAACCTATTGCAACTAGACAATGGATTACATTCAAAGATCGACACATTCGTGTTACTAGCAATAGCATCCAATTGTTAACTAGACAAAATACAACAACAGACGATCAAGGTCCTATCCCATCGCTATTACGTTGGAACGAGCATTTCCAAAACTACGGCGGTATTAAGAATGGCATAACTGAAATACGACTAAAGCTAGGAGACTCTACTAATCCAGACGAAGTTATCTTGCGTATTACGGAAAATGCTGAAAACGAAAACTTGCTGTTCTACACTGTTGATGCAACAACGTTGCCTAACGATACAATCATGATGATCAATGGCATTGTTGATCCTACTAGCGGTTATCCTGGAAGCAATACTATTCCAGTAGCGCAAGCTGGACAGCGATATCTTTTAACAGACTCTGTTATACAAAACGGTTTATGGGGTACTGTTGCTGCTGATGCAAATGACATTATCGAATTCAATGGTAGCGACTGGATTGTAAGTTTTGATGCAAGTGCTGTTAATGTACCTGCATATACTACAAACGCTAATACTATGACTAAACTTTATTATACTGGCGATGACTGGGTGTTAGCAATCGAAGGTATTTTTGAACAAGGCTATTGGCGCATTGTTAACTAAGTATTTGTATGAAAGCCGTTGGAGCATTGATTGTTAGCAAGAAAACAGGGAGAGCATTAATGCAACTCCGCAGTCGCGAAGAAAGTCACAGCATGTGCTGGGGTCTTTGGGGCGGCAAGCTAGAAAACAATGAAGGCGACTTAGAAGGCTTGAATAGAGAACTATGCGAGGAGTTAGGTATGCCAGGTGTACCTAACACTCTTGCTATCAGTCATGTATACACATTTACCACTCGTGATAAAAGATTTAGACACGTTAGCTATCTAATACTTTGCGAAGAAGAATTTATTCCTGTTATCAATGAAGAGAGCGCAGGATACTGTTGGGTAAACTTATGGGACTGGCCGCAGCCATTGCATCGCAATACAGGCAAGATGTTTAACAGTCGCGGTTTCAAAATAGCGTTGGAAGGTTTAATTAAAGATGCCGTTGAAAGTAATTAAAAACACCTTACAACAAAAGCCCACATTAGATTACAATGGTCCGCATAAGCAAATAGAACTTGCAACGTGCTGGATGCCTTACTTAAACAATCCACTGCTAAACAAACTTTACAAAGAAAACATTTCGTTTACAGAACGATGGTACTTAGAAACTCGTCGTCTTATCAATGAAGGAATGTGGAACCATCCTTTGCTTACAAGTGTTTTGCTAGATGAAGACCTAAAGGCACGCCTAATAAAAAGCACCATCATTGACGGTGCTGTTATGCGAACTATTATTAATGACTCAACATTACCAGAGTTCCAAATGTCTGCAAGTGTAAACTTAAAGAAGCTACTCAAATGGTGCTCATTTTTTGTTAGCTTGCCTGATTCACACGAAACTCTTGTTGCCCTAAATGACCAATCTCGCGACTAAGATCTAAGTCGCAATGTATCTTAATATTGCGCTCATGCAATAGATCACAAAATCCCATATCCTCACCGTGCCATGTACTACTTGCGGCATGCCACTTCAACGGAAAGTTAGGACTTGGTATATCTTTAATTGCTGCCGCTTTCATCAGCACACATCCAAATCCTGTATAACGAACCGTTGTTAGTCCATGACCTGTTGTATCAACTGGCTCAACTGGATCTATGTTGTTAAACGCTGTAGGATGGAATGGAGGTACACGTTTTGAGTACGTTGCACATACTACATTCTTCTTGTGTGCCAATAGTCTTATAATGACATCTTCAGGAAACGTCATATCACTATCAAACCACATAATGTGATCTGCGTCGTGATTGAATAATGCTGTGTCTAATAAGACCTGACGTTGGTTGCTTAATACTGTGCCAGCATCCATGTCAAGTATCACTGGAATGCCTTGCAACTCTGTATAACGAATTGCATTGATAAGACAAAACGTAAACATGGCATGCACCATACCGTTAGTCGGAACGCAGATAACAACCTGCTCACTTAAAACAGGTTGTTTGTCAAATAACGATTGGCTTGCCTTTTTAAGCATTATTCTTCGTCGGAGATATTACCAACGTTTGCTTTGCGTTCGGCAATGCGGGTTGTTTTGTTAATTACATTTAGGAATGTTTGGCATCGTGTAATTGTTTCTTCGTAAAGCTCAGTTGGTAAGCGTAGCATTTGTGTCATATTCTCAACTGACACTTTTTGACAGATAGCTTCGATTGCAGCTTGCTTGGCTAATTCTTCAACCCAAAATGCTGGCTCTGCTTCTTCAATTGCTGCCGCTACATCTGTAATGTTTAGTTCTGCCATAACAGATGTAATCTTATCATTGATAATATTCATTTCTGTTAGGACGTTTTCTTTAATCCAATCTGTTGCAGCAGCTTCATATGCCTTGTTTAGAGATTCCATCTCTTGGCAAAGAATTGCCAATAGTCTTGGACCTGTTGCTGTGCCAAAGATAAAATTTTCTCGTTCAAAGTTAGTACGGAAAGGTACTTGCTTTAAAATTGATCTTGTATGATTTAAAATTTCGTTTTGTGTTAGTGCCATAATAGCTCCTTTATATGAAACTATATATGCAAATTTTTAACGAAACTGCATCCAAAAGAAAAGGGGCATTGCTGCCCCTTTTCCGCATTGCGGTATTAGATACCGTATGGCGTAGTGCGACCACCAAAGTTACTACTTAGGCTAATTGAGCCAGACGAAATACCAATGTATCCACCTAATGTACCTCTTAGGTTGATGTTGGCACCTGCGCCTGGTGCGCTGTTTGAGTAGCCTTTACGAACGTTTGTGAACGTAATTGCTGATCCAGTTGCTGGAAGAATTGCCATTTTAGTTGCCTCCTCTATTCACCGGATTAATGTAAAGTCTTCTTTACAGCCGCTTGTAATTCCTCAATTTGAGCCTGTTGTTCTTTGATAGCGTTAACTAAAACAGAAACAACTTTGTCGTAACGAATTGTCTTGTAGCCTTCTAATGCAGACTGTGTTACTAGTTCAGGTAAAACTGCTTCAACTTCTTGAGCCAATAGACCAATTTGGTCCATGTGCTTTGGAAGACCTAGGGACTCAGCAACTTCGTTGGAATCATATGTGTAACCATTGATAGCCATAACTTTGCTTAGAGCGCCTTCGATTGGAGCTAGGTTAGTCTTTAGACGACCGTCTGAGTAGTAAGCTGTAATTTCGCCTGTAGCAGTAATGTTACCTGTAACTGCAAAGTTACCTGTATAAGAACCGCTCATGCTTAATGTACCTGTACCAGTGATTGTACCACCAGTTAAACCGTTACCTGTTGCAACACTTGTAACACCAGAGCTTGTAACATAACCGCTATCGTTGGTGAAAGAACTAACAGCAGTTGGGCGGCCTGTAACACCTGTCCATGGTACTGATGATGCTGATGAAGCATTACCACTTAAAGTAGCTGTAATTGTACCTGCAGAGAAATTACCAGAAGCATCACGTGCAACAACTTTAGAAGCTGTGTTAGCACTTGTTGCATCAACTGCTAGTGAAACTGAACTGTTACCTGTTTGGTTAGCAGTAAAGCTACCACCACCTGTTAAGTATGAACCAGCTGTAACTGTTTGTGTACCGTTACCAATTGTTAAACCACTAATAGCAGAACTTAATGAAGCATCACCAGCATCAATTAATGACTTTAGTTCGCTTAGTGTGTCATACGCAGCGCCAGCACCACCTAATAGTTCTGTCTTAACTGCGGCAGCAGCAGAGTCAGCATATGAACGTGTAGCAATTGTGCTTGTATCAACGGAAACTGTTGCTGTAGAACCTTCGCTTTGTGTGTGACTTACAGAAATACCAGTACCGCCAGATACGTTAACCATGTAGTTACCAGTTGTGTCTGTACCTAATGCAACAGAGTTTGGCTGGATTGTAGCAGCGATAGAAACGTTACCTAGGTTTGACATTGTAGCAGAACCAGTAACATCACCTGTTAAGCTGATAACTGGGCTAGATGCTGTTGTTGATAATGAAACGTTACCGCTACCATCAATGCTTACAGAACCTGAAACTGCACCTGTTAAACTTAGTGTGCGAGCACTTGACCACTTACCTGATTTAACTGCGTATTCAACCTGACCGATATCGTCGTTGTTACCCGCGTCAGTTGTTAGAGCTTTAGCTGCTAAGATAGAAACGTTACGCTCTAAGTCAGCAATACGACGTAGAGAAGATTTGCTACCTGAGAAAACGATGTCTGTATCGCTTTCGCTTGTTGCTTCAACAATAGCACCTGTTGAATCTAGTTTATAAAGTTTTGTTTTGTCTAGTGCAATAGCACTTGTGCTACCACTAGAACGTAATTTACGTTTGTTGTCAGACATTTTATTCTCCTTTAGAGTTTACTAGCGCGGAGGATATTCATCATTGAACTCCCACGGCTTGCCTTTCAGCTTGCCTTGCTAAGGGGATGTCATACCCCTTAGCTTTGGCTAGTTAAAATTAAACTACTTTAGCGCCTGTTACTTCGATTTCGTCGTCTACAGCTAAAATACCAGCAGCAAATGTAACTGTTGTACCGCTTACTGTGAATTCGCCTGGACGTAGAATCATACGGTTTAGTAACACGTTGTAGTGTACTGCACCGCTTAATTCGCCGAATGTGAAAGCAACTGTGCCTGTAGCGTTTGTTGTTTCCTGAGCACTTGTAACTGTTTGAACAGCACTGTGGAAGTTACTTAGTGTGATAGCACCAGTACCGCCATTGAAGCTTGTAACACCAGTGTTAGTTACTGTTACGCCAGCACCTTCACCAGAACCGCTTACGCTAATACCTGTACCAGCAGAAACTGTAGCAACATAGTCGCCAGTTGTATCTGTACCTAGTGCAACTGAGTTAGCTGCAATAGTTGCTGTAATAGAAGCGTTAGCAGAACCGTCAAAACTTACAGAACCAGTAACATCGCCTGTTAAGCTGATTGTACGAGCTGATTGTAGTTTTGTTGCTGTTGCTGCATTGCCAGTAATGCTTGCACTTGAAGTGATATAACCAGCATCGTTAGTGAAAGAACTTACTGTTGTTGGTGCTGTATAGCTTAATACGCCAGTTGAACTGTTGTATGATAAGCTGCCACTTACACTGATACTTGCACGAGCACGAGCTTGTGTGAAGTATAGGTTTGTTGTGCCTTCTGTAATTTCGTCTGTGTTGTCCTTACCAGCAACTGCACTGTCAACATAACTTGTTGTTGCAAAGCCTGCACCGTTTGTTAGTTGGTTTGTGTTTGTTGGGATAGAAATAACGCCAGTTGTGCTGTTATATGCACCGCTACCTGCTGTGAAGCTTAAAGCACCACGTGCGCGAGCGTTTGTGAAATATAGGTTTGTTGTACCTTCTGTAACTGCATCTGAACCAACTGTTACTGAACCGCCTAGACTTACGCTTGAACCGTTAACAGTAATAGAGCTGTTTGCTAATGCGCTGTTAGGAACTGCGCTGGCGCTGATAACACCAGTTGAGCTGTTGTAGCTGATACCTGTACCACCGCTTACTGCACCACGAGCACGTACTTGAGTGTAGTATAGGTTTGTTGAACCTTCACCAACTGAGTCTGTGCTTAATGTTGCGCTGCCACCTAAGCTAATAGAAGCACCGTTAATAGAAATGCTGCTATTTGTTAGTGAGCTGTTTGGAATAGAACCTAAGCTGATTAAACCTGTTGTGCTGTTATAGCTTACGCCTGTTGAAGTTGAAGCACTAACTGCACTACGAGCACGAGCTGTTGTGAAGTATAGGTTTGTTGAACCTTCGTTTAGTGTGTCTGTGCCTGTTGCGATACCGTAGTAAACTGCGCCATCGTTTGTAAATGTCCACTTGCCTTGTGCTTCGTTCCAACGAACTTGTACGTTGGCTTCATCACCACGCTCAACTTCGATACCAGCGTTCTGTGTTGGAACACCTGTTGTATCGCTGTTTAGAGTTAAGATGTTATCTGCAACTGCAACTGTGTTAGATTGAACTGTTGTAGTTGTACCTTGTACTGTGAAGTTACCTGCAACAACAACACCTGTTGAGCTTACGCTTAGGGCTGTTGAGCCGTCAACTGTAACGTTAACAACGCCTGTACCTGTATCAACAACGGAAACGCTTGAGTTACCTTGGCTGATTGTACTTGTGCTAATTGCAGCAATGCTTGAATCAACATAGCCTTTTGTAGCTGCGTCTGTACTTGCGCTTGGTGCACCTAGACCAACAACCTTGTTGCTGTTCATTTGGATGTTATCACCAAAGTTAACTTGTACGCCAGCAGAGTCGGTAATGTTCTTACCGCTTGCAATTTGTAGTGTACCGTCAACGTTGACGTTTGTTGTGCTTGAACCTAGTTGTAAAACACCTGCACCAGTTGTTGTGATACGTATGTTTTGGTCTGGGTCAGCAGTGAAGTTCATAGATATGTCTGTACTATGAATAACTTCTGTACCGTTAACGTATAGAGAACCTGGGCCTACGAAAACGTCTTTCCACTGCATAGCAGCAGTACCTAAACTGTAAATGTTGTCAGCTGTGGGAACAATGTTACCTGTAATTGAAACGTTACCGTTTAGTGTTAAGCCTGCAAATGTTGGGCTTGAAGTTGTTGTTAAACCTTGCGCTGTGCTGATTACACCAGTTGCGCTGTTATAACTGATACCTGCTCCGGCGCTTACTGAGGCGCGGGCGCGGGCTGTTGTAAAGTATTGGTTGGAACCTTCGTTAACGTCAGTTGTGCTTAAAACTGCATCACCTGTTTTACCGTTAACGCTTGTTACGCCACCGATCTCTACAACGCTTGGTGTGCCGTCGTCCTTTTTAATGAACATACGACCGTCGAATGTGTTAATTGCGACTTCACCTAGTGCTAGTTGCGCTGTCGTTGGGACTTTGCTTGGTGTAGCACTACGTTTTAGAATAATGGTATTGGCCATTTGAGTATATACTCCTTTGTATGGATGTTGTGTGGGGTGATCGAGCCCACCGTCCAAGTATTATTTATTCGCTATTGCGTTTATACTCAAGTTATAGTTAATTAATGTTTGGTTTAATACCAGCATTAGCGGTAGTTGTAATGCAGGTTTTAGAAATATCCGCCGTCGACGTCAATCTCAATCTCCGAAATTGAGGCAATTGCGCCAGTGTCGTCAACTTCAATGCTTAGTGTTTTCTTAGACGACCCATAAACCCCAGAAAATGATGTTGTTCCAACGTTATGCTCTTTAACAAATGTAATGTTAGTTACACCTGGTTGAATAATACCCGGTGTAGTTAGTACCCAAACCGTTTGTTTATTGTAAAAACCTTCTTCAACATACACACGAACGCCCGGAGTTAGCTCAAATGCGCTATCTGCATCGTTGGCTCTTTTAAGTTTTTTAGTTTCTAAGGACCATACATAGATTCCGTTTTGAGAAAGGTTTGATTGTCCTACCAATAAGACACGATCTAAGTCATTTAACACTACTTGGTCAACAGAAAAGACATCGTCTGTTAGCAGAATATTTGTACGTGACACTGCCCTCACACTATCTTTATAGTCTGAGACTGGGCTAACTATAGTTTTTCCACGAAAAATAGGCATTTTTTGGCGATTTTGATATGCAAAGCAGTTTGTTTATTTATAGCTTTTAAAATATCTTGCTTTAAAAAGAAAGTGCCCCGAAGGGCACTTTCGTATACAGCTTAACCTATTGCTAGATTAGAATGTACCGCCGTCGATCTGACTTCCTTCGTTTAGAACGCCACCAGCAGTTAATGTGTTGGTAGAGCTTACACGAACAAAGATGTAATCGTTAGCTTCTGGTGCTTGGTCAAACACAATGCTTGTTACACCGTCAACTGTACTCATTGTGTATGAGTATGTTGGAGCTTGGATCAAACCGTTGATATAAACTTGTGTGTTGTCGATACTAGATACTTCAACACCTGTGCTAAATGATGTTGTTGTACCATCACCAGTGAAGTTTAGAGTTGTAGCCTGAACAGCAACGTTCTGTGGTACAAACTTCTGTGAGAAGCTGTTCCAAACTAGAGTGTAACCGTCTGACATAGCAGCAGTATCAACGTCAGCTAGATCAAATACGCTTGCGGCTGCAATACGAGCATCTGCACGAGCATCTGTATAGTATAGGTTATTTGTACCTTCGCTGATTGCATCTGTTGATGGAGTTACGAATGTAAATGTACCTGTACCAGAGCTATATGACAAGATGTCTGTGTTATCAGATGTTAGGCTGATAGCAGCGCCTGCACGAGCATTTGTGAAGTACTTGTTTGTAGTACCTTCGCTTACGTTGTCTGTGCTTAGAACAACATCGCCTGTTTGACCGTTTACGCTTGTAACGTCACCAGAAACATCAATAACACCAGTTGATGCATCATATGTTGCTGAGCCTGTTACGCTAATAACGTTGCGAGCACGACTTGTTGTGAAATATAGGTTTGCACCTTCTGCAATTTCACCAGAATCGATACTTGCTAGGCTAAATGTAAACTGACCAGTTGTTGGGTTGTAGCTTAATGCATCAACGTTGTCAGATGTTAAACCAACTGCATTACGTGCGCGGGCATTTGTGAAGTATAGGTTTGAACTACCTTCTGTGATACCATCGCTGTTTGGAGTTGTGTAGGAAATAACACCAGTTGCGCTGTTGTATGACAAGTCGCCTGTTGTGCTGATAGCAGAACGAGCACGTACATCTGTGAAGTACTTGTTAGTACCTTCAGCAACATCGCTTGTTGTTAAATTATCAATACGTGTATTGATAGCTGTATCAGCGGCAGCACGTACACCAGCTTCGGCTGTAATAGCTTGAGCATTTACGGCTTCAGCAGCAGTTGCACGAGCAACTTCAGCAGCAATATCAGCTGTGTGAACAGCGTCAGCAGCAATACGAGCAGCTTCTTCAGCTGCAATATCACCAGCTAATGCAGCTTCAGCAGCTTCAGCACGAGCTTGCTCTGTGCTTAATGCTGTTGTAAAAGCAGCGTCAGCAGCTTGACGAGCAGTAGCTTCTGCGTCGATGTTAGCTTGTAACACAACGTCAGCAGCAGCACGGTCAGCAACTTCTGTAGCTAGGTCATTTACTAGATCAGCTTCAACACCAGTTGCACGAGCAACTTCAGCAGCTAGGTCAGCAATGATTTGGTTGTCAGCAGTTTGACGTGCAGTGGCTTCGTTAGCAACGGCCTGTGCGCTTGATGCAGCTAGTGCAGCAATAGCAGCTTGGATGTCACCATCAGCAGCTTCATATGCAGCAATAATTTCTGTTAAGCTGTCTAATGCAGCTGGGTCGTTATTGCTTAGAATGCTGTCAATCTGATTCTGTAAGTTAGTATCAGCAGCAGCACGAGCACTTGCTTCAGCAGTGTCAGCAGCTTCACGTGCAGCTTGTTCAGCAGCAATAGCAGCGGCGTTTGCAGCTTCAGCAGCAGTTGCACGAGTTACTTCGTTAGCAATCTGTGTTGATAGAGCTGTGTCAGCATTAGCACGAGCAGTAGCTTCAGCAGTAATTGCGTTAGCATTTGTTGTGTCGCCATCGATACGTGCTGTTTCTTCGGCGGTGATAGCAGCATCTAGTGCAGCTTCAGCAGCAGTAGCACGAGTTGTTTCTGCAGAAATAGCAGAAGCGTTTGCAGTATCGCCAGAAATACGAGCAGCAACTTCCGCAGCTAGGTCACTTGTTAAAGTGGCTTCGGCAGCAGTAGCACGAGTTGTTTCTGTAGAGATTGCAGTTGCGTTAGCTTGTTCAGCGGCAGTTGCACGAGCAACTTCAGCAGCAATATCAGCTGTGTGAACTAGGTCAGCAGCAGTACGTGCAGCTTCTTCTGCATTTAACTGAGTTTGTAGGCTAGCTTCGGCAGCAGTTGCACGAACAACTTCTGCGTTAACTTCAGCTTGTGCAGCATCAGCAGCGTCTTGAGCAGCTTGAACGGCTGTTGTCAATACACCTTCTGCGGCAGTTGCACGAGTTGTCTCAGCAGCAATAGCGTCAGCGTTAGCTTGTTCAGCAGTTAGAGCACGAGTTGTTTCAGCAGCAATAGCGTCAGCGTTAGCTTGTTCAGCGGCAGTAGCGCGAGTTGTTTCAGCAGCTAGAGCAGTTGCAGCATTAGCAGCAACAGTAGCATCACCGTCAATACGAGCTTGTACTTCGTTAGAAATAGCTGTTGCATTTGCTTGTTCAGCAGCAGTAGCACGAGTTACTTCAGCGGCTAGTGCAGTTGCATTTGTAGCATCGCCAGCAATACGAGCTGTTTCTTCAGCGTCAATATTGGCTTGTAGTGTGCTTCCTAGTGTAGTGATAGCGTTTTGTAAATCGCCGTCGGCATTTTGGAAAGCGCCAACAATTTCAGTTAAGCTGTCTAATGCGGCTGCATCAGTGTTGCTTACGATAAAGTTGATTTGACCTTGTAGGTCTGCGTCAGCAGCTTGACGAGCAGAAACTTCGGCAGCTAGAGCAGTTGTTAATGTTGCTTCAGCAGCAGTAGCACGAACAACTTCTGCGTCAACGTTAGCTTGAACAGCAGCGTCACCATCAATGTGGTGTTGGTGTTCTGTGTCGATAGCAGTTTGTAATGCTGTTTCAGCAGCAATAGCGCGAGTCTGTTCTGTAGAAATAGCTGTTGCATTTGCTTGTTCAGCAGCAGTAGCACGAGTTACTTCAGCAGCTAAGTCATCACCTAGTTGTGATTCGGCAGCAGCAGCACGAGCAGCTTCGTCAGCAATTGCTTGTGCATTTGTAGCGTCACCGGCAATACGAGCTGTTTGTTCAGCACTGTCAGCAGCGATACGAGCTGTTTGTTCAGCACTGTCAGCAGCGATACGAGCAGCAGTTTCGCTTGCAATAGCGTTAGCATTTACTTGTTCTGCGTTTTGAGCACGAGCAACTTCAGCAGCTAGATCGCTAGCAATAGTTGCTTCTGCGGCTAAAGCA